GATACGAGCGATGCCGGGAAACCGGTCTCGGCGGCGACGCAGACCGCGCTGAACCTGAAAGCCAATCTCGCGGGCCCCACGTTTACCGGCACGACCACGACGGCGGCGCTCGCGATCGGCGACGCCAGCGACATCACGATCGGCGCAACGACCGGGACCAAGCTGGGGCAGAGCGGGTCGAAGATCGGCGCGTTCGGCGTGACGGCCGTCGTGCGGCCCACCGCGTTGACGCAGACTTACGCAACGACCAGTAGCACCCACGCCGCGATTGTCGCGGCACAGACGCAGCTCGCGGCGCCGGCCGGCGGCACCGGCGTTGCGGCGGGGGGGTGGAGCTCGGCGGCGAACCGCGATCTGGCCATCGCCTCGATCAACGCGGCGCGGACCGACATCGCCAGTCTCAAGACCGACCTCGCGAACCTGAAAAACTTCGTGAACTTCTTCGTCGATCAGTTGCAGGCGGTGGGGTGGCTGCAATAGATGCCGAGTCATCCCGATCGCGTGCGGCGCAACTACCTCCCTGACGCGGGCTGTACGACCTGCGGCAGCGTCGAATGCGCCCACGTCCAGCGCGACCGGGGCCATGCGTTCACGTGGCGACGGCCTTCAGACACCGCCGCAGAGCAACTGCGGCGCCGCACGTCCGACACCGGCATCACCGCGAACGTGATCGAAGGCGACCACCATCACGATTTCTGAGGAGTGTAACTATGCTGACGCTCACCGTCCTGCTCGTCGTCGCGGCGTTCGTCTGTGCGGTCGCGTCGCTGGCGGGGAAGGTCCATCCCGCGGTCGCGGTGCTGCTCCTGTGCGTGCTCGAAGCGCTGCGGGTGTTGCCGCGGTGACCCCGTGAGCCGGCCGCTGCGCGCCGACGCGCCCAGCGTGCCGTGCTGTACCCGGCTGTCCCCGCTCGAGCGCGACCGCCTCGACCAGGCCGCCAAGGCGAATCACCAAACGCCCAGCCAATTCGCCCGGGACGCGCTCGTGACCGCGGCGGACGACTGCCTGGAGCGTCGCCCGATCCGGGTTTCGTAGTACGAAACTCCCGCCAGGCCTCATCCTGATCCCTGTAACGCGACTCCGTTGAGGCGCGTGTTGAGCGATTCCCTCTGCGCGATATCTGCGCCGAAGGTCCCGCTGAGCACGCGCCTTTTCGTTTGTCCGGGGCTTTCGGGGAGAGACACCTCATGAGATTTACGACCCTGCCGTTCCTGCTCGCGCTGGTGCTCGCCATCGGGCAGATGCCGACGGACATCTATCAGATCTGCGCGTGGGGGCATGGGACCGAAGAGACCGAGCCGTGGCGCGCGAAGCTGTCGACCCTGCCGGCGGTGCAGCAGCTCGTCGCCCTCGGGACGCGGGTGCGCGACTGGTTCGCGGACCTGGCCAACGTGCCGCTGCTCGCGAGTGAAGTGGGCGCCGTCGGCAACATCAAGCAGCTGATTCAGGACGAAGCGGACAACCGGAAAGCCATCTCCGCGCTGAAGAAGGAAGGCCGCACGCTGAACGCCGTCGCGGTCGCCGACCGCACGCCGGAACAGGCCGCGCGGTTCACGGCCGTCTTCACCGAGCTCGATGCCCTCGAGGAAAAAACCGAGACCATCGCCGCCGATCTCGCAATCGCCCGTCGGCTCCAGGAAGACGAGCGCCGCCTGGGCGCCGCAGTGCCGGCCACCGAGCTCGCCGTCGGCGACGACAACGCCAGCAAAGAGCCCGTGACCCTCGGCGAAATCATGCAGGCGATGGCCTACGAAGCGCCGCAGATGTCCGGCCACCGCAAAGCCTTCATCCTGCCGAACGGCGTGAAGCCGCATGTGGCCGCGCTGCTGCACGCCCCCGAACTGCAGGCCGCGGCGGCCGGCGCCTCCTCGGGCGTGCCGGAATCGGGCGGCGTGCTCGTCCGCAACGAATGGAACACCTCGCTCCTGACCCGCGTGCAGGAAGAGGGCAAGTTGGCGCCGAAGTGCTTCCCGATGCCGATCGGCGAAGGCAGCGACGGCGTCGAAGCGCCCTACGTTGACGAAACCTCGCGCGCGACCGGATCCCGCTGGGGCGGCGTCCAGGTCTACCGCGCGGCGGAAGCGGCCGCGGCGACCGCCTCGCAACCGAAGCTCGGCAAGTTCGAGCTCCGGCTCGAGGACATGCTCGGCCTCTTCTACGCGACCGACCGCGTGCTGCGCGACGCGGTGCTGCTCGAAGCCCTCGCCATGAAGGCGTTCTCGTCCGAGTTCGCGTTCAAGCTCGACGACGAGATCGTCCGCGGCACCGGCGCCGGCCAGTGTCTCGGGGTCGTCGGCAACGCGCCGACCGTGTCCGTCGCGAAGGAAGGCGGCCAGGGCGCGGGCACGATCGTCTTCGAGAACATCATCAACATGCACTCGCGCCTCCTGGCGCGCTGCATGCCGGGCGCGGAATGGTTCATCAACCAGCTCGCGCTGCCGCAGCTCTACAAGATGTATCTCGCGGTGGGCGCCGGCGGCGCGCCGGTCTACCTGCCGGCGAACGGCGCCTCGGCGGCCCCCTACGGGACGCTGATGGGCCTGCCCGTCACCCCGATCGAGCAGGCGTCGGCGCCCGGCACCGTCGGCGACATCATCCTCGGCAACTTCCATAACGACTACGCCCTGATCCAGAAGCCGCTCACGCAGGCGTCGTCGATTCACGTGCTGTTCACCACCAACCAGACGACCTTCCGGTGGGTGTGGCCGATCATCGGGAAACCGGTGATGGCGTCGGCCGTGACGCCCTACAAGGGATCGCTGACCCTCGGGCCGTTCGTGACGCTGGCGACCCGCGCGTAAATCGGGATCTGAGTTTTTCACGGAGTCACGCGCATGAATGTGTCCCTTCCGACCCGGTTCAAGATCGTCACGGCGTTCGCGCCGAAGACGACCAACGCGGCCCTGACCTCGGTCGCCGTGACCCTGAAAAACGCGGTCAAGGCGTGGCTGGTGCTCAACTTCACGCAGGCGGTCGGCTTCGCGTCGACGCCGACCCTCAAGCAGGCCACCGACGTCGCGATCGGCACCAACGCGGCCGGGCCCGTCAGTCGGATCTGGTCGAACCTCGACGTGGCGACGACCGACACGCTCGTCGAGCGCACGGCCGCGGCCAGCTACGCGCTGACCACCGCGACGACGAACATGCTGGTCGTCTTCGAGATCGATCCGGCCACCCTCACCGATGGGTACGACGTCGTCTACTGCACGATCGCGACCTCATCGCAGGCGAGCGATTTCGTGTCGGGCGAGTGGTATCTCCAGACGAACTTCGCGCAGGCCACGCCGCCGTCGGCCATCGTCGACTAACGCGGGGAGCTGACGCCAATGCCGGTACTGAATCAGTCGCAGAAGGACGCCGCGCAGATTTTCGGGCTCGGCATCCACGTGTCGAAGGCCGCGGCCTCGTTACCGCAGGGCACGGTCCAGAACATCTTCACGGTCGCGGGCGGCAACGTCCTGATTACCCTGCTGTACGGGATGGTCGGGACGATCCTCGGCGCCACCGCGAACAACCTGAGCGTCAACAGCAACCCGACCGCGACCGGGACCACCTACATCATCGCGTCCGCGATCGAAGGCAACGCGCTCGAGGCGAACAGCTTCCTGGTCGTCGAGGGCGACGGCACGGCGCTCATGATCACGGGCAAAGCCGGCGGCGGCCCGCTGATTTCCGGCACCGGCCGCTGGATCTGCCCGACCGGCGCCATCACGTTCGAATGCGTCGGCAGCACGACCGGCACGACCAGCTGGGAATGCTTCTATGTCCCGCTCGATGACGGCGCGTCGGTCGTCTCGGCGTAACGCGAGTCTGAGTTTCGGCACTGAGGAGAGAGAGACACCATGGCTGACGCCATTCAGATCGCGCAACGCAAAGGCAACACGAACTTCACGGGCACCGCCGCCGGCAACGAGCTCAACGAGCAGTTCGTCGCGCAAGGCCTGCCGCCCTGTACGGAGATGGTCCGTCGCGGCGTCGCCTGGTCCGTCATGAGCGTCGTGGCCGTCGCGGGCCTCGTCGTGCGGCCCTCGGGCACCGCGGCGTTCGAGATCTGGAACGGCTACCAAGTCGGGGGGCCGTCGCTCATCATCGATCGGCTGTTCTGGTTCAACCTCGTCACCATCACCGGCGTCGGCAACAACTTCTCGGGCTGGGCGGAAGTGTCGGCGGCCAAGGCGGCCCCGGCGGCCGGCGCGAACGTCATTGTGCGCGGCCATTCGGGGAAAGCGTACGGCGGGCCGGTCATTGCCGCGCTCGGCACGTCGGTCACCGATTCCGGCTGGTTCCCGTGGGCGACCGGAGGCCGGATGACGGTGGATGCCGCCGTGACCCCCTCGGGCGCGGCGATGGCGGACGTCTACGGCCGCTTGATCGTGCCGCCCCAATGCTCGCTGGGGATGCACGCCGTGTCGCCGACCACGGCGGGCACCTTCACTCAGGGCGCGTCGTTTTACGAACAGCAGATCACGCTCGAGTAACCGCCGATGCGCGTGCGAATCCTCAGCGGCAATCAGGCGGGCGCCATCGTGGACGTGGGCCCGGAAGGGGCGATCATGCTCAGCAACGGCTTCGCCGAACTGGCGCCGCTCGAGCCGCCGCCACCTGACGCGCCCGTCGAGACGCTCGAGGCCGCGGCGCCGGACCTACCGCTCGCCGAAGGCGGCAGCCTCGCGGATCTCGACGAGGGCAACGACGTCGCGATCGAGGAGCCGGCGCCTGGCACCGCGCCGGCGCGCGTCCGCAAGCCCCGACAGAAGGCGGCCACCCCGAAAGCCACCAGCCGCCGGAAGCGGCGGTGATGGGTGAGTCTCACGCTCGTCACCGCGCCGCTCGTCGAACCGATCACGGTCGCTGAGCTCCACACCCATCTCCGCGTCGACGCAGCGGACGAGGACGACCTCCTCGCGTCGCTCATCGTCGCGGCCCGCGAGTACGGCGAGACCTTCACGCATCGCGCCTTTCTCACGCAGACCTGGGACGACAAGCGGGACGGGTTTCCCTGTGACGACGTGATCTGGCTGCCGAAGGCGCCGCTCATCTCGGTGACCTCCGTCTCGTACGTCGACGCCGCCGGCGTGACGCAGACCTGGAGCTCCACGCTCTACACGGTCGACGCGCCCGCGGGCCCCAAGGCACGCGCCGGGTGCATCGTGCCGAACTACGGCCAGGCGTTCCCGTCCACGCGCGACGTCGTCAACGCCGTGACGGTGCGTTTCGTGGCGGGCTACGGCGGGACCGCCGCGGCGGTGCCGAGCCTCCTGAAGGCCTGCCTGAAGGAACACGTCCGCGCGTCCTGGCTGCGGGGCGATGCCGCGGAGTCGCAGAAGGTGCTCGCGTGGGTCGACCAGCAACTGTGGGGCTACAAATGTTTCTGACGCTGCTCGGGCTCGCCGCGCTGCTCCTCGTCGTCGGCACGCTGGTCGTCCCGAACGCCGCGGAGGTGATCCTCCTGGACGGGGCGACCGGGAAAACCGCGGCCACGGCGTGGACGCTGCGGCTCTACACGGCGATCAGTCCGGCGCTGGCAAATACGACCGTGGTCGCGCATCTGACCGAAGCCACCGGAGGCGGCTACGTCGCGATCGCACTCACGGCGGCCAACTGGGTCACGACCGGCGGCAGTCCGACCTCGAGCGCCTACCCGATCCAGACCTTCACCTTCACCGGCGCGTTGTCCGGCAGTGTCGCCGTGCTCGGCTACTACATCACGCGCGCGGATGGATCGCTCGTCGCCATCGAGGCGCTCGGCGCGAGCTACACACCGCTGGCGAATGGGGACACGCTGGCCGTCACGCCGACGATCACGCTGGCCTCAGTGAGCACGGACTAACGGATGGCGACCGCGGGCTCGATCATCGGCGGCGAACTCTACCCGGCGAAAGTGCTGCGCGATGGGGCGGTGGGGTACTGGCGCCTTGGGGAACCGAGCGGGACGACGCTCGTCGACAGCGTGGCGAGTCCGCACAATGGCACGTACGCGGGCGGCGTCACCCTGGCGCAAACCGGCGCGCTCGCGGATGGGACGACGGCGGCGCTGTTTAACGGCACGACCGGGAAGGCGACCGTCGCGACGTTCAATCCGCTGAGCGGGCTCGCGGCAGTGACACTAGAAGGCTGGGTCAATCACAACAGCGTCGCGTGGTCCGGGTCCCTGGAGATTTTTCAGTCGTGGAACAACACCGGCCATTACCTCTCGGTCAACACGGGGCTCCTGTTCGGATCCCTCAAGATCAGCGGCGTCCAGCGGACCCTGTTCTCGTCGGCGGTCCCGACGAGCGGCTGGCATCATCTCGCGCTGACATGGGCGAGCGGCGATGGCCTGCGGTGCTATCTCGACGGGTTGTTCCAGAACGTGAGCGCCTCCTTTAGCGGCACGCTGGATTCCGCCGCTGGCGTGAACATTGGTTCGTTCGATGGCACGCAGTTGTGGTTCAACGGCTTCCTCGACGAGATCGCGACCTACCCGACGGCGCTGACCGTGCGCCAGGTCGCCGAACACTACGGCCTCCGCCTCGCGGTCGCGTGCGGGCTCCGGGCCAGCGGGGCCGCCCCCATCCGTCAGGGCCGACGCGTCACCGGGTCGAGCGGGGTTCGGGTCGGCGGCGTCGCGCCGATTCGTCAGGGTCGCAAGGTCATCGGCGCCGGCGGGATCCGCGTCGGCGGCGTGGCCACGACGCTCGGCCTCTCAGTCGCCCGCGACACGGACGTCGTCGTACAGGTCGCCGCGGATGATGTCGTGATTCAACCCGCGGCGGACGACGTCGTCATCCAGGTGCGCGCATGACGGTCGTCACCCTGCCCGACGGCGCGCTGGTCCTGAAAGATCCGGCCGACGTGAAGGTCTATACCGTCGACTGGTCGGAGCTGAACCTCGCCACCGCCGTGACGATCATCACCAGCACCTGGACGGTGACCGCGATCGCGCCCTCGACGACGGACACGGCCCTGACCGCCGATCAGACCACGATCCTCGTCGGCGCGCGCAAGACGCAGGTCCGGCTGACCGCCGGCACGCTCGGGCAACGCTACCTGGTCGCGAACACGGTCGTCACCTCCGAAAGTCCCGCGCAAACGAAAGAGCGATCGTTTGTCGTGCTGGTCCAGGACCGTTGAAATGGGCACCGTTGGCGAGAAACGGCAGCGGATCCGGATCGAGAAGCAAGTCCCGGTCGCGGACGGCCAGGGCGGGCATTCGATGACCTGGGCACTGCGCGTCGCGCTGTGGGCGCACGAGCGGCAGTTGTCGGGGGCAGAAGCGCTGCAGGCCGCGCAGGTGACCGCCGTCCTGAGTAGCGTCTGGGAAATCTGGTTCCGCACCGACCTCAGCGTCAAGGACCGGATTGTCGTGGGCACGCGCGTCATCCAGATCGAAGCGATCCGCGACCCGACGGACACCCGCGTCGAGCTCCACCTGCTCTGCAGCGAGGTGCAAGCGTGACGAGCTACTCGGCGCTCTCGCCCGTCTCGGTCGGCCTGTTCACGGTGTTGAACGTCGCCGCCCTGACCGCGCTCGCGCCCGGCGGCGTCGGCGACGACATCGCGCAGTCGACCGGCTATCCGTTCGTGCTCTTCGAAGTGCACGAGAAGGCGCTCGGCGGGTTCGGGACCAAGCCCGGGCTGAAGACGCTGCCGGAAATCGATCTGCGAGTGCACGTGTTCAGCGCCTACCAAGGCTGGAGCGAAGCGCAGGGCGTGATGGGGAAGGTGATCGAGCTGCTCGCCACGCCGCCGACGGTGACCGGGTATAGCAGCTGGGCGATCTTCCATGACGCCACGATCACGCTCGCGGATCAGGAAGTCGCGGGCGTGAAGGTCAAGGAACTGGTCGCGCTGTTTCGTCTCTACGTGGAGCTGAGTTGACATGAACGAGACCCACACGAAGGTCCTCGTCGATCCGTACGGGAAGCCGGTGCGCGTGACCGCCGATGCCCGCTGTCCGCAGTGCGGCGCCGGCCCGGAGCGGCGCGTGCTCACCAGTGGATTCGGCCCGCCGAAGACCGCGTGCGGCCAGTGCGGCCGCGACGTCGAGGCGCCGGCATGAGCGGCAAAGTCGGATCGGCGTCCTTCTCGGTGCTCCT